TTTTGTGCTTATACCTTGCTCAACTAAATGTTGAGCAAGGGCTTCAGTTAAGTTTATATCAATATCAAACATTTAATTGATACCGAATAATTGTTGATGAACAATGTCATCGCATAACTTATCATCTTGAGGTATTACTGATATGATTTGATTGAAGTAAGTCCAATGAGGATAATTATATTCATCAGTATATGATACTGTTCCAATGTAATCTAAATCAGTATCATATTTATTTACCTCAATACCATATTCAGCTTTCTTATCGCCGTAGTCTAAAGCAATGTTAATAGAATTAACAATGCCCTCTTTATTATCTGACGACCAAGTTCTTACTTCTATTTTATCGCCTACTTTTATTTTCATATTACTCCTTTCGTTGTTATGATTTCATCATAGATTATATAGGATATTAATGCAAGAACTATTTTACATTATAACAAAGATATTTGTATTATAATTCAATAGGATATTCTGTGATATATTTATCACTACTAAATACCTGTGGGCGGGGCCCACCCATCCTACTATATACATGTGGGCGGGTCCCACCCTTATCATAGAGGTCCCAATGGGTTTACGATTTACTTTTATTCTAAGGAGGGGGGAGGGGGTAAAACAAATTATAGGGGTCCCAGACATACACTATAGTGTAGGATTTACATAGTCATAGCTAATGAATTCATTATGGGTTTCAAAATTACTTTTTTTCTTAGGTGGGGGGAGGGGTAAAAAATGTTTAAGGTACCATACAAGGGGACCCTATAGGTTATAAAATTATCTATAGATTTGTACCCCCGGGGGTGTTAAAAACATTTAAGGTACCATAATTAAATATTATGCTTGATATAAAAAAAATAAAGAATGTAAATAATATTGCTGATCCAAAAATTAGAAAGCAATTAAAATTAGATTTCTTATCTAAAATTAAAAAAGTAAAAGATAAAGCTATTCGTTCTGATTTCTTAACATTTGTAAAATATATTTGGCCAGATTTTATTGAAGGTAATCATCACCAAACAATATCAGATAAATTTAATAGATTAAAAAGCGGTGAATTAAAAAGACTCATAATCAACATGCCTCCAAGGCATACGAAGTCTGAGTTTGCTTCTTACTTTTTACCTGCATGGATGATAGGGAATGATCCTAAATTAAAAATTATTCAAGCAACCCACACTGCAGAACTTGCAGTACGTTTCGGTCGTAAAACAAAAAACTTAATTGATTCAGCCGAGTATAGAGAAATATTTAATACAAGATTACAAGAAGATTCAAAAGCTGCTGGTCGTTGGGAAACGGATAAAGGTGGTGAATACTTTGCTGTCGGGGTCCAAGGTGCGGTAACCGGTAGAGGTGCTGATTTATTAATCATTGATGATCCGCATTCTGAGCAAGATGCAAATTCTTCAACGGCATTTGATAAAACATATGAATGGTATACATCAGGTCCACGTCAGCGTCTTCAACCTGGTGGACGAATAGTTTTAGTTATGACGAGATGGAGTACAAAAGATTTAACTGCACAATTAATCAAGGCTCAAGGAGCAGAAGATAAAGCTGATAAATGGGAGATCGTAGAATTTCCTGCAGTTCTTCCATCAGGTAAACCCGTGTGGCCTGAGTATTGGAAGTTAGAAGATTTACTTGCAGTCAAAGCATCAGCGGGTGTTTCAAAATGGAATGCTCAGTATATGCAAAATCCAACTTCAGAAGAAGGGGCTATTATTAAACGTGAGTGGTGGAAGGATTGGGAAAAAGATTATATGCCTCCAATTGAACATGTTATTCAATCTTATGATACTGCATTCTTAAAAAAAGAAACTGCGGATTATTCAGCCATTACTACTTGGGGCGTGTTTCATCCCACACAAGATTCAGGACCCTGTTTGATATTATTAGATGCCATTAAAAAGCGAGTAGAGTTTCCTGAACTAAGGCGCCTGGCTCAAGAACAATATAAGTATTGGCAACCTGAGACAGTTTTAGTTGAAGCCAAAGCTTCAGGACTTCCATTAACATATGAACTTAGGCAAATGGGAATACCAGTTGTAAATTACACACCATCAAAAGGTAATGATAAACATGCAAGAGTAAATTCTGTAGCACCTCTATTTGAATCTGGAAAGATATGGGCACCAAAGAGTAGAGAGTTTGCACAAGAAGTTATTGAAGAATGTGCTGCATTTCCACATGGAGATAATGACGATTTAGTAGATTCTACGACTCAAGCCTTAATGAGATTTAGACAAGGTGGGTTGATTTCTCATCCAGAAGACTATAAAGATGATATTACTCCAAGAGTAAATAGAACATATTATTAACATGATTGAAAAAAGTATTATAAATGAAGATAATATAGAAACACTCTTAAATATTTTAAAAAATAATAAGGATGTAGTTAAGGATTTAACAAACACAAGAATCTTACCATCTTCTTATAGATTATATTTAAGATCTCTAGCTGGTGTTAATGATCCTATTGATGAAAATTTTTTTAGTAAATCAGAAATAAAAGAAATGAGACGTTCAGTGGGTAGATCAGAAATTGCAAAAGAAGCTAAAGATAAAGGCTACTACTTACCTAAAGACACAATTGGATATAGTGGAAAAGATTTTTCTGTGTTTGATGCTCTTTTAGATCCGACAGTTAATTTGGAAATGACATTAGGAAGAGCTAATTTTAAAAAAGATAAAGAGAATAATTATGTTTTAGAGGATAAATATAATTTTAATACTAAATCAGCTAGTGTTTTAAAAGACTCTATAGATCCAAATAAACTTGTGGATAAGGATTTATTAAAAGCTACTATAGAAGAATATAAAAAAGGAGAAGTAGATTTAGCCGGATTAGCAAGAGTTATCGGTGGAATTAATTTAGGAGATCAAAATAAGGGAGTTGATATAAAAATTAATTTAGGGAAAATTGAAGACAATGAAAAAAAAGAAATAGCAAAGAATGAAACATTTGAAATAGAAAAATTTATTCAAAGAAATAAAGAAAATATTAATAGATTAAATGTATATAAACAAAATCCAGGATTATTAAGTTTAGCAGACCCTGGATTAGCTAATCAAATTAAAGGAATGACTAATTTTCATCCGACATATACAGTTTCGGATGTAATAGATTTTCATGATGAAGAAATTAAAAAAAAAATAGATTACATGAATAAAACATACGGTACATATAGTCCTTATTCTGATAGTGATTATAAAGGAATTGCAACCTTAGAAGAGATATTATGATTGATAAAAACGTTAATTATAATGATAAAGATTTTTCAAAACATTTAAAAGGCTTAGGTCTTTCTGAAAAAGAAATAAGTTATATCCTTGGAGAAACTAAAAGAAAAAAATTTGATAACGGTGGAGACGGTGGCGGAGGAGACGGCGGAGGATCATCTGGTGGAGATGGATCATCGGGTGATGGATCATCAGGAGACGGATCTTCAAGTGGAGATGGAGATTCAAGTGGAGACTCTAGCGGAGATTCCTCAGGAGAAGGAGATAGTGGTCCAGGAGGATCAGACGATGGATCTGGACACGGAGGACCAGGAGGGCCAGGAGATAGTGGTCCAGGAGGATCAGATGATGGAACAGGACACGGAGGAGTAGGTTCTGTAGGACCTTCTGATGAAGGTTTTGGTATAGGACCAAATGCAGAAGCAGAAGCTGAAGCATCAAACGCAGCAAACGCAGCGACTACAGGAGTAGTTGGTACAGTTACTAATGCAGTTCAAAATGCAGTTAATAATCCAGTTGCAACAGCAATAGGAATTGCAATGGGACCAGTTGCAGGTTTTGCTGCTCAAGCAATCAGCAATGCAATAAGCGCAGCTAACAGAGGAGTAACAGGACCAAGTGATGACACACAAGAAAGTGCTTCAGTTCAATCAAGCACACAAAGTCCATCAGGAGGTGGAGGTATTAATACACTACAAGCATATGCACCTTTATATAATTCACCAGGTACAAGTGGTGATTCAACTATGGATGCATACATTAGAAGATTAAGAATTAATCTGGGATTACCAGTTTAATGAAAAAATTAACAACTACTATACCACCTAAATCAGGACCAAACCCACAGGGCTTGAATGTTACGTATAATAAGGTTAAGATAGTAAACTCGGAGAAATTAAATGGCAACTATAGACAAGTCACTACCAAACGAAGTTAGAAATACTATTGAGATAGAAAATCCAGAAGCCTCTACAGAAGAAATAGTAGATGTTCAGGAATCTATTCCTAGTACAGAGAACACTGAAATTACACCAACAGCAGATGGTGGAGTTGAAATTAATTTTGACCCAGGTGCCTTTAGCCAGGGAGAAAGTGTAAATCACTTTGACAACTTAGCAGAATTATTACCAGAAGATATTTTAGGACAATTAGGTTCAGAACTTTATCAAAACTTTTTAGATTATAAAACATCACGTCAAGATTGGGAACAAACATATACACAAGGTTTAGATCTATTAGGATTTAAATATGATCAAAGAACAGAACCTTTCCAAGGTGCATCAGGTGCAACACACCCTGTACTTGCAGAAGCAGTTACACAATTTCAAGCATTAGCTTACAAAGAATTATTACCATCCGATGGACCAGTACGAACTCAAATAATTGGAAACTCAAATAGAGAAAAAGAAGATCAAGCAATAAGAGTTAGAGATTTTATGAATTACCAAATTATGGATGTCATGAAAGAATATGAACCAGAGTTTGATCAGATGTTATTTTATTTACCATTATCAGGATCTACTTTTAAAAAAATTTATTATGATGATATACTTGGAAGAGCTGTATCTAAATTTGTACCAGCAGAAGATTTAGTAGTTCCATATTCAGCTACATCATTAGATGATGCTGAAGCAATAATGCATACAATTAGAATATCTGCAAATGAATTAAGAAAACAACAAGTAGGTGGTTTTTATAGAGACTTAGATTTATTACCAAGTGATGATTCAGTAACACAAGCGGATGATGTAAAAGCAAAAGAACGAGAAATTGAAGGTGTATCTAAATCCGGTTATGAAGATATCTTTACTTTAGTTGAATGTCATGTAAACTTAGATCTCGAGGGCTTTGAAGATCGTGATCCCAACGGGGAAATGACTGGAATTAAACTTCCTTATATCGTGACGATAGAAGAAGGCTCTCGTGAAATTCTATCTATTCGTAGAAATTACGAAATAGCTGATCCTAAGAAAAATAAAATTAATTACTTTGTACATTTCAAATTTTTACCAGGCTTAGGGTTTTATGGCTTTGGATTAATCCATATGATTGGTGGTTTATCTAGAACTGCAACTTCTGCTTTAAGACAATTAATTGATGCAGGAACTTTATCTAACTTACCAGCAGGATTTAAAATGCGTGGTATTAGAATTAGAGATGATGCTCAATCTATTCAGCCAGGTGAATGGAGAGATGTAGATGCTCCGGGTGGAAACCTTAGAGATGCATTCATGACTTTACCATACAAAGAACCTTCGCAAACTTTATTAGCTTTAATGGGAGTTGTTGTTCAAGCAGGTCAAAGATTTGCTTCTATTGCTGATATACAAGTAGGTGATGGTAATCAACAAGCAGCCGTTGGTACAACGGTAGCTTTACTTGAAAGAGGAAGTAGAACAATGTCTGCTATTCATAAAAGAATTTATGCAGCATTAAAATTAGAATTCAAATTATTATCTAGAGTATTTAAATTATATCTACCTGAAGAAT